TTACATGACGCCAAAGTCGGCGTGGGAAAATATCAAACACATCATACCAAAGGACAAACAAATCTGGGAGGCTTTCTATGGAGATGGGAAGAGCGGAAAGTATTTAAGCGAAATGGGATTCAATGTAATTCACGAGGAAGTGGATTTCTTTGAAAACAATCTGGGCGAGGTCGTGGTCTCAAACCCCCCTTTCAGCAAAGCGAAAGAGGTTTTAAAGCGCCTCAAAGAATTAGAGAAGCCCTTCATATTGATATTACCCAGTGCTAAAATCTATACCCAGTATGTAAGAGAGAATTATAAAAATCAGGGCTTACAAATCATTATTCCCCGTAAACGAATCCAATTTGAAAAACATATTGAGGGGGGTGTGCCTGCTGGTTGGAAAAGTGATTGTAATTTTGACTGCTTCTACTATTGCTACAAAATAGGACTGCCTCGGGATATTATTTGGCTGGAATAGAAAAACAAAAAAATAAAAAAAGAGGGCGTATGCCTTTTTTTTGTCTCTTAACCGCTATTAAACACTCAATTTTCTTGAGAGTAGACAGCATTTACAATGATAAATACACAAAATAAACTTATATATTTTAAAATTTAATTAATTAATTATAAAAAACGGGTTTTTTTTATAATAGAGAGAGAAGCCATACCCATTTGTATAGGAAGGCAAACCCGTATTGTTTCAAAATAATATTAATGAAATACCACGCATTAAGAGACATAACCCCATTAATGTGAGTAGCGACAGCACGAGACGCATTAACGGTTTGTAAAAACTCGTTTATTAGAATATTCTGTAGTTGGTTATACAGCCAATCCTGTGCTGTCCTAATTAGTTTAATATTTTACGGTGAATCCAATCACACACAGAATGCTTAATAACCTTCCACCTAGAGCGACGAGCAATGAATCCGTTTTCCCAGAGGAACTGGATATTGGAGTCAATGGATTTGAGCTCTGCAGGGGTGGTGTTTGCCCACATGCGCGTGATCACCTGGAAGACAACGTCCTTTTTGTCGGTCTTGGCTTTGTCTTTGCGACCGGTATTATCAATACCGTGCTCAACCATCACGCACAGCATTTTAAGCATTTCTAAATTATGCTTGTATTCTTGGTGCCGAGGTATGTCGCCAACCTTACACATGATTTTTTCAACGAGACGGTGAATTTCCGTATCCTTTGCTAAAGAATTCTTTGGCTGGATATAGCTGAAGTGAGAAGACATTTATATATACAGCCGGACATTTTATTTATTCTATGCGATTTTTGTAAGAGACAAATAGTTGGTTTGAACAGTTGTTGCTCCAACTGCTGTTGGGACTTGCATAATCAAATAAAAAGTGGTTGCTGCATTCACATTAAAAATAGATGATAATCGGTTTCCATATCCACCTGCTACACCTCCTTGATAAAATGTCTGTGTTCTTGTATTATCAAATGTTAATGAGGTGGTTGATAAACCAAGTGCGGTATAGTTTTGTGCGGTTCCAACTCCACTCCATAAGAAACTGCCCTCAACTAAATAGCAACCTGGAACTGAACCAATTGTTATTGAAGCGAGATTTATATTTGCGACCGTTCCTTTGGTTGCTGTGGTTATGCTTGTAAAATATCCAGTAGCACTTGCTGTACCAACGGGATATACACCAAAATTATTGAGTTGATATGAATTGAATTGTATGCCTGAACTTGTGATTCTTACTCTTTGAATGTTGTTGCTCCAAAGTTCTAACGCCGTCCCTCCATATACGGTAGTAGTATTAGTAAGGCATTGAATTTTTGCTACTCCACCAATATTTTGTCTTATTTCAGTCGTAGCATTAGTAGTTTGAGTTCCAGCAGTTAATGTAAGAGCCCCAGTTGAATTGCCGATGCTTGTTGCTGATGTTCCAGTAGTATTAATATTTGTTGTGCCTGTAATAGTAGTATCGTTTTTTAAATCAATAAGAGACCCAGCATTTCCATTTCCAATGTTGATTGTATTTGCCGTTCCAACTGGAGACCCTGTCCCCACATTGATTAACGCTGATTGAAGGTTGAGTGTATTTGCGATTGAACTATTTGACCCCATGGAAACAGTCCCGCCGGTGGTTCTCGCAGTGCCGATCCGAATATCACATGTTGCATTGACCCCGTTTCCAATTTGAATAATTCCTGACCGGTCTATTTTAGTGCCGAGATTCAAACTTCCACTAGTCTGTGTGGGATTAATATTTACATCGTTAGTTGGTAAAAAAGGGTTATACGCATTCGTCATTATTGAGCCTGCTGAAGCTTGTCCTGTAACAACTTCCGCCCCAGTAATAGTTGTAGTTCCAGTAATATTTGTTGTTCCCAATAATACGATGCTATTTCCACCAATGAGCGTCAAATCATCTGTAAGACCCGGAGCGGACACAAGCAAACCTGTGCCCAGCGGAGAATAAATGCTCCCACTATTCATAACCACCGAATCATAAACATTTAATAGGCTTAATGCTTCAATCGTTGAACCAAATTGTCCGTTGCCTATATTGACTGTATTCGTTGAGAGAACTGGAGATACTGTGCCCACATTCACAACATTTGATTGGAGGTTGAGTGTATTCAAATCTGAATTGTTTGACCCAATTGAAATAATCCCTGCTGTGTTTCTTGCTGTTCCAATACGAATATCATTAGTAGCACTTCCGCCGTTGCCGATATTGATAAGCCCAGACCTTGTTGTGAAAGTCCCAATATTTAAAACACCGCTTGTCTGTGTGGAATAAATATCACTCGTTGCGGTTGCGACTGAAGCTTCAACATCATCAACTCGTAATGTCCCTGTGATTTTCGTAAGCGCATTAGAAAAGGTCTTTTCACCGGTGACGGTCTGAGTAGTTCCAATGGTCACATACGCACCCCCTGCGTGAGCAGTGACCCATGCGGTTGTGGCCACGCTCGTGTCGTTGCTTGATGGTGCGACAGTAGGCACGTTGGCTGTGGTATTTACCAATAATGTATTACATATAATATTATTTGTTGTTGTGCTGTCTGAGTCAATATTATTCAATCCATCTAGTGTGGGTTCAAAACCATAATTCGTAGACATAGTTTATATAAAATAGTTATATTATAAAAACCGCTATTAGACTTAAATCTCTTCAAACGTGAGACAGCATACATATTTGGTATTGGTGTTGATAGTGGCGTCATCTGCTACGTTGAAGGTTCCACCCCCACTCTCTGTGAGATTGAGATTAATAACGTTAATATTAATTAAATCTTGGACATAGACAGGCGGATTATCATTTGGTCTGCAATTAAAATAAACTGGAATATCAAAACTCGCACTGGCTGCGGGATTAACATAGACGCCCACTCCGTCAGTTGAAGTGCGGATGGTTCCAGCGGGTGCGCGAATAGCGTTATATTGATAGATAGTCGGCGTCCCTTTTCCTAAATCAATGTGGAGCTTATAAATTTTGGTGGAAGTGATTCCAGAAACGGCGAAAGTGGAAGAGCGACTCAGAAATGAAAACGTCATCATATAAGACTTTTTGAGTCTCCATGCTTCACGCACAATTTTATTCATCTCAACTGTAAAACGAGCGTCAAACTGCGGGCCGGAATATGATGCCGTAGCGTGTGAATCCATGCACACTTGGAATCTTTTTTTCATAGGCATAGAGCATATGCGCATCTTAGGGTATTGTTCTGGATTTTGATTCTCAGGGTCGTCCATTTGTATATATTATAGAATACATATAAATTGTTTTATGCGAAATTAACTCCTAATTGCGTGGCGGCAGGTTTGGACGCCTCAATACCGGAAGTCAAAGCGCCAACAATACCGGCGGTCTTATCCTCAGCAGTTCTCGCCTGCATTGCTCCCTTGCGGACAGCCTTTGCTGTGCTTCCTCCAATCTTTGCTAATTCACCACCGGCCAACAATGCGGGGGCGAATTCGGGGGCAATTACTGCTGCTAAAGGGGCGAGCTGTTGCGCAACACCACCGACTTGACTTAATGTGTTTCCAAACTTGCGGAGGCCTACATCTGCTACACCTCCCTTTTTAAAGAACTTCTTGGCGTCATCACCGACTTTTCTAAAGAATTTTCCGACTGAAGGCATTATACATTATACCCACAATAAAAAATTATTCGTCGTTGATAATTACCTCATCCCAGTTGATAAAGATTCTTTGGCTGTTGGCGTCAATGAAAATAAAGTCGTGCGCATTTTTGTATGAAAGGTCTAAAATGTCGTGATATACTTTCTCCCCGATTTCCACCTGTTCTTCAAAAATGGTTTTCATTTCGCCCTTTTGGATTTTGAAAATAAACAGGGAGGTGAGCCCCTGTCTGACTTGGCGCGGAATGGACTTGTAGGTTTGCGCGGCCAACCAGATTGAGAGTCCGGCGTGGCGCCGATTGTTTACCATATGGAGCAGTAGCTTCTCACACGAGCCTTTGAGGTTCTTCTGCACGTCGTCCAGCACGATGAGTGTCTTATATCCCTCGGAGGCATTCTCCTGGGCGATCGCGTATGCTTCGGCTAGAGTTTCTACCGTGAGGTCATCATAGACCTGTTCTTCTGGGAGGACAGACCAGAAGTCATTTTTAATAGAGGCTCTGGAATTCGGCGGGCAGAACAGTATGATGTTGTGATAAACTTTCTTAAACATCTTTGGCGACTGAAGCAGTGATATGAGCAGGGTGGATTTTCCA